TGAAGCCTGGAAGACCATGTAAAGTACCTACCTGCATCAATCTAATAAAAGGATCTGGTTCCTATTGTAATGAACATCAACACCTGCAGCCGCGTGTTAAAAGGCCATCTCCTTCGAAAAGAGGATACGGTGCAAGATGGTGTGCAATCAGAGAAGAATTCTTAAAGATTAATCCCATATGCTGTATACCAGGGTGCGGTAGGCCAGCAACAGAAGTTGATCACATCCTAGCATTGAGGGACGGTGGCACCCATGATTTTATAAACCTAAGATCAATGTGTAAGTCACATCACAGTCGGCACACAGCAACACACGGTGGTGGATATGGTAATCGCAAGGGGTAAGGTGGGTCGAAGGACGACATACATGCATGTTCCGTACCGTGTCGGTAATGCGGAGTTTTCTCCGTCAATGCCCAGGCATCATTTTATCGATAATGAAAATCATTTTCAATAAGCAATTGAAAGGATAAAATATGAGACCGAAGCCTATAGCAGAAAAGAAATTAGGAGGCACCTATCGACCCGACAGGGCAAAGGGTGCAATTGAGGAAAGATTCAAACCGCTAACACGAATGCCGAAGCCGCCGTCAGAATTGAATGATCTTGCGGTGGAAATATGGTATGATGTGGGCAAACAATTGTTGAATGCCGAATTGTTCAAAGCAATTGATATGGTGTCATTTGCCATGTTTTGTGCGGAAGTGGGCAAATGGCGAGAAGCTGAACAGCACATCAAGGATGAAGGCCTCACGTATATTCCGCCAAGAGGCCGCTTACCTAAGATGAGTCCGTGGGTCAATGTGTCATCAATGGCTTTTGAAAAGATCCGTCGATTTTTTGGCGAGTTTGGGCTGACACCTGCAGAAAGATCACGCATCAAATTCACTGATGCAAAAGAACCTGACTCACTTGCTGATAAATTATTTGAAATGACACACGATGCTGAAGTGAAAGATAAAGTCAGCCAATGAGTCCACCGACTTTCACTTATGAACAGTACATTGAAGATGTTTTGAGTGGAAAAGTCATCGCTTGTCATTGGGTGCAGGCTGCGTGTAAACGGCATCGGAAGGATCTTGATGAAGGAAAGAAAAGAGGCCTATATTTTGATCATGCTGCAGCTAAAAAGATCATCGTATTCTTTTCATTATTGAAGCATTCAAAAGGTGAATGGGCAGGAAGACCGATCACACTGGAACCCTGGCAACAATTTATTCTGGCGATGATCTTTGGGTGGAAAAAGAAAAACGGCTTCCGCAGGTTCCGAACATCTTATTTGGAGACAGCACGTAAGTCAGGAAAAACAACAATTGCCGCCGGTGTTGGCCTCTATCTTATGCTTGCTGATGATGAACCAGGTGCTGAAATTTATTCGGTTGCAACTAAGCGTGATCAAGCACGGCTGTCACACAGTGAAGCAACACGCATGGTAAAATCATCACCAGAAATAAGACGTGAATGTACTGTGTTCAGAGATAATATTCACATTCTCAACACCGCTTCAAAATTTGAACCATTAGGAGCAGATGCTGATACGCTTGACGGATTGAATGTTCACGGGGTACTGGCAGATGAAATTCATAAATGGAATGGCCGGGATGTTTGGGATGTATGTGAAACAGCAACCGGATCCCGTCGTCAATCATTGATGTTTGCAATTACAACTGCAGGTTATGACCGTCAGTCACTTTGTTTCCAACAACATGAGTATACTGAAAAAGTGTTAGACGGAATTATCGAAGATGACTCGTGGTTCGGTGTAATTTTTACTCTTGATAAAGATGATGACTGGGAAGATGAAAGTGTTTGGATAAAAGCCAATCCGAACCTTCATGTGTCAAAAAAGATTGAGGATATGAGGCTTTTAGTAAAGCGGGCAAAAGAAATGCCGTCACAATTGAACGCTTTTTTGCGGCTTCATCTTGACATATGGACACAATCGGTAACTAAATGGATCAGCGTAGAACATTGGGAAGGATGTGGAGGACCAGTAGATGCAGATGGTTTACGCGGACGCACGTGTTATGGAGGGTTAGATCTGTCGAGTAATACAGACATTTCAGCTTTTTTGTTGGTATTTCCACCCGAGGTTCCTAAAGATACATATAAAATTTTAGCCCGCTTTTTCATTCCAGAGATGGCAATATTAGAAAGAGTAAAGAGGGATAGGGTTCCGTATGATGTTTGGGTGCGTCAAGGATTTATTACCGCGACACCAGGCGAGATTATTGATTATGAGTGGATTATTCATCAGATAGATGAGGATATGCAGGCCTATGATCTCAGGGAAATTGCATTTGACCGCTGGGGTGCTTCAAAAATTCAAACAGAACTCATGGATCTTGGGGGCAGTGAATTTATGGTGCAATTCGGTCAGGGATATGCAAGCATGTCACCGCCTACAAAGGATCTGGAACGGTTGATTATCGGTCATCAGCTGTCACATGGAAATAACCCCGTGCTGACTTGGATGGCAAACAATCTTGTAGTTGTTATGGATGCCGCAGGTAACTATAAGCCAGATAAAGAAAAAAGTACGGAAAGAATTGATGGAATGGTTGCACTGATTATGGCAATGGACAGGGCAATGAGACGTGTAAGTGATGGACAATCTGTATACGAAGAACGTGGACTTGAAACAGTATAATATGTTATAATGGTTTATATTGGACTAAGCCCCGTAAGGAGCAAAAATGGTATTTAACCGCTATCCTGAACTACGGGAAGTTGTAGTAAATTGTAAAACAGACACAGTGTTCAAAGGTGTATTGTATAAGCATACCCGCAATTATATTGTATTAAAAAATGCACAATTATTACGAATAAAAAGCGCGCCAGTAGAAGTGGATGGAGAGGTAATGATTGATGCACAAAACATCGATTTTATACAGGTGGTGAGATAATGCCTATTGTAATATCCAATGCCACACTTACAGATATGCCAGCAGACTGGTGGCCTAGTCATCCAGGAAGCATAATGATGTATAATCGAGTAAATTATGATTATGCTGCATTATACAGTGCTCAACCAAATGTTCGGACATGTGTCGATTTTATTGCTAGAAATGTTGCTCAATTGGGCATACACGTGTTCAGAAAAGATGCTGATGGAAATAAAATTCGACTAAATGATCATCCTCTTGTGTCTGTTTTGAACAAGCCACTTCCTGCAGAATATAAAGTGACTCGGTACAGGATGATCGAGTCATTGATGGCAGACTATGGAATATACTTGAATGCCTTCATGCTAAAAATAAAGATAGAGGGTGCGCCTCTTGGATTATTGCGTCTTCCACCGCAATACATCACGGTGCACGGAGGATTAGTGCCTACCCAATATGAATTCAACTTCGGAGGCGAGCGAAAGTTATATGATCCCGATACAGTTGTTCATATTGGTGGGTACAATCCAAACAGCAGTACATCAGGGTTGTCTCCACTTGAAACATTGCGAAGAATTCTTGCGGAAGAGCAGGCAGCTGGAGACTATCGAGAACATTTTTGGCAGAATTCAGCTCGCATATCTGGTGTAATTGAGCGGCCGATCGCAGCACCAAAGTGGTCTGAAACAGCAAGAACAAGGTTCAAAGCAGAGTTCGAAGCACTTCATGCTGGCCCAGAAAACAGTGCAAAAACAGCAATTCTTGAAGAAGGGATGACTTGGAAGAGTGTCTCATTTACTCCAGAACAAAGTGAGTATATGGAAGGACGAAAATTGACTCGTGAAGAATGCGCCCGTGCTTATCATATTCCACCACCATTGGTAGGAATTTTAGATAATGCAACATATTCTAACATTCAAGAGCAACACAAAATGTTGTACACTGATGTTATTGGTCCGTATTTGTCAATGTTAGAACAAGACTTTCAATCTCAATTACTTCCAGAAGTTGAGGATGCTGAAGGTGTGTTTATGGAATTCAACATTGCTGAGAAGTTGCAAGGTGATTTTGAGACGCAATCAAAAAGTTTACAAAGTGCAATTGGACGACCATGGATGACAGCCAATGAAGGTCGCACAATTATGAACCTTCCTAAACTTGATGATCCAGGTGCGGATCAATTGGTTACACCACTCAATGTTTTGATGGGTACCCAAGCGAGCCCGAATGACTCAGATAGTAGTGATGATGTTGATTACAACGGAGAGAAAAATTTCAAATATAAAAAGCAGGATGAGATAGTTATTTCTGGCACAGATCCTATAATGTTTGAAGCGCACCGATTACGTTGGACAGAACTATACATAGATCATTACCAGAGGCAGGAAAGAACGGTTTTGAGTGCTTTACCAGGAGCGCTCGATAGTTTATATTCTGAAGGTGTCTGGTGGGACTCAGAACGTTGGAACCGCGAATTGCAAGAAGATCTTATTAAGATGAATTTGTTTTCTGCAAATGCTTGGGCATCAAGAATTACGAATATGGTTGGAGTAGAATTTTCACTTGATCTTTTGGTTCCGTGGATCACAAAGCACTCTGAGGTGCAAGCACAAAATGTAAATGAATATACATACAACACTTTGTCAGAAGCAATCAAAGCCGAGGATCCGATGTTTAGTGTCAAAAATGTATTTTTGACAGCTGTGGGTGTTTGGGCACTGTCTCAAGCAATCACATCGTTGACATCAATAAGTAATTTTGGTGCAATTGAAGGAGCAAAAGCTGGAAAACTAAAGTCAAAAACATGGGTGACAAACAGTAATAAACCGAGACACGATCATCTTAAGATGGATGGTGAAACCGTTGGTATTAGAGAACTTTTTTCAAACGGGATGAAATGGCCTGGTGATCCTGCTGGAGGTGCGGAAAATAATTCAAATTGTTTATGTACGGTGAAGTTCAATCGTTAGGAGATTATTATGCCATGGTCGTATGATAATCCACCAACAGTGGCACAAAATTGGACAGAAGAACAGATGAAGAAGCAATCTTCGCATGTATTCATGCGGCAGGAAAGGAGAATAATATGGAGAAGAAAACATTTAGAGCAGCTATTGAATTAAAAGAAGATGACGGTGAAGAGGGAACTTTTCAAGCTGTATTCAGTCGATTAAATGTCATCGACTATGATGGTGACATTACATTGCCTGGCGCATTCACTAATGGACAAAAAGTAAGAATTTCTTACTGGGGTCATCGGTGGCAGGATCTTCCAGTGGGCCGCGGTGAAATTCACGCAGATAATGAAAAAGCGTGGGTCGATGGAAAGTTTTTCCTTGACACCACGCCAGGATTAGAAACTTATAAAACAGTCAAAAATTTAGCTGAATTGCAGGAATGGTCATATGGATTTGACATCCTTGAAGCTGAAAACGGCGAAAAAGACGGTAAATATGTAAGATATCTAAAGTCATTGAAGGTGCATGAAGTTGCCCCTGTATTTCTTGGTGCTGGAATTGGAACAGAAACAACTGCAATAAAAAGTAATAAGGGTCAAAAAAGTGATATAATAGAAAATAACGAAGACCAGACCGGCAACGGTGAGTCGAGCGGAGTATCACCTACTGTTATCCTTGTTCAATTAGAATTATTAGAAGATGGAGAATAATCAATGAATAAGAAATTGGAAGAATTGTTAACACAAGTCCGCACGATTGCGGATGAGGCTGAAAAAGCCGGTCGGGATTTTACTGCTGATGAACGCGAGAAAGTCACCAAAATGATGGAAGATGCGCGTGATCTGAAGAATAAAATCAAAGAACAAGAAAGCAACTCTCAATTGCGAGATGCTATCAAAGCACTGGATGCAGAGTTTTCTGCTCAAAAGTTAACCAAACAAGATCCTGTAAAACAGGGTAAGGGAACCACAATCGGTGAACGATTTGTGAATTCACAAGAGTGGAAAGGTTGGCTGGAAAATGTTGCACCAAACGGACATATTCCCGATGGACGGAAAGGTCTTTCGTCTCCTCCAGTAGAGTTCAAACATCTGTTCAAAGATCTTATTACTGGCACTGACGTTATAAGTGCAGGTGCGTTTGTTCAGACTGACTACACTGGAATTTATGAGCCTTTAGGCCGTGATCCCATTACCATTATGGGACTTATTTCCCGTCGATCAACTGTAAGTGATCTGGTAGAATTTGTCCGACAAACTCTGGGTGTCAGCCAAGCGGCAACAGTGCCAGAGTCCAATGTAACCGATTACACCAGTTATCCTGGCCAAGTTTCTGGTCTAAAGCCAGAAGCTGCAATGGCTTTTGAAAAGGTGCAGGAACCCGTCAAAACCATTGCTGTTTGGATCCCTGCAACAAAACGTGCTTTGTCTGATGCGGCTCAAATTCGAGGCATTATTGACCAAGAACTTCGTGATGATCTCAATGAAGAGTTAGAAGATCAACTCATCAACGGAGACGGTGCTGGAGAAAACTTCACCGGATTGTTAAACACTGCGGGTGTACTAACTCAAGCATTTGATACTGATATTTTGACCACAACTCGTAAAGCAATTACTGCTTTGCAGGTTACTGGTCGTGTCAGACCAACTGCATGGGTTTTGAACCCGACAGACTGGGAAACAATTGAACTTCTGAAAGATGCTGAAGACCGATATTATTGGGGTGGACCACTAATGTCTGGGCGAGCACAATTATGGAGTGTTCCGATTGTTACCAGCACCCGCGTTCCTGTAGGCACAGGACTTATTGGTGATTGGAGAAAGATGGTATTATGGGACCGCGAAGCGGCAACAATTCAAGTGTCCGATAGTCATTCAGACTTCTTCATTCGTAACATGGTAGCAATCCTTGCTGAACTTCGTGCCGCAATGGGTGTTATCCGACCGTCTGGCTTCTGCGAAGTTGATTTGCTTGCAGCCACATAATCATAAAGTAATAGTGTTGGAGGCGTCTACGCATGCCTCCAACACATAAAGGTTTTTTATGAAAGTCATCCCTGAACAAGCAAAAAGTATTCATGGTTTGATGACTGATAATGAATTGTCGGTGTTATGTAGGATGGCTTGGTCAGCAAGATCAATTTCTGAATTAGGGTGCTTCAAAGGCCGCTCACTCGCAGCAATGGGTCTTTCAAATCCTAAAGCCAAATTATACGGCGTCGACTTTTTCGGAGATATGAGTCATCGTAATTACCAGGGTTCTACACTTGAACAAACAAAAACAAATTTGAAAAATGTTGGTGTAGATGCTGAATTTTATGTTGGAAAGACGGATGATGTAGCTGACAAATTTGATCATAAAATTGAATTGCTGCACATAGATGCCGGCCATTCATACGAAGAATGTATGAATGATTTGAACAAATGGGTTCCTAAGATCAGTGAAGGCGGTGCTGTATGCATCCATGATTATGGAATACCACATAGTGACAAATTGAAAAGACCAGAAGTAAAACAAGCAGTTGATGATTGGAGAAATTCTGAATATGAGGAGATAGAGCGGGATGGAACAATGATTGCCTTCCGCAATATTTTGTTAGAACAAGGGGTGCTGTATGTGGCCTATGGAGAAAAAGCAAAAGCTCAAGTTCTCAATAGTATTCAACATTTACGAAAATATTCCGAACTTCCAGTTGCTGTTGTAAGTGACGAAGAAATTCCAGGCGCATGTTTTAGCATTATTCATAAAGAAGTTGATGCAGGAGCACGTGCTCAAAAAACAAGGATGTATTCACTTTCTCCATTCCGCGAAACATTGTTTTTAGATGCCGATACAGAGGTACAAAAAGATCCTTCATTTGGATTTGAATTGTTAAAATATGTTGATGTAGTTATGGGTCAAGATGTAAACAGACGATTATTCAATGTAAATTGGTCTGGACTAGATAAAGCAGAATTACAGAAAACAAAAACAGAAGTCGGTATGGATATGATCTATTATAATTCTGGTGTCATTTTCTTCAAGAGAAATGATAGGAATAGAAAATTATTTCAGATTTGGAACCGCGAATGGGAACGCTTTGGAAAGCATGATCAACTTGCACTTGCCAGAGCGATGAAACAATGTCCAGTCAGAATTGCAACAATGCGTGAAAAGTTCAATACGCATAAACAATCAGAAGTCAACTTTGTGTTTCATAAGCATAGGACAGCCTCACGGCAAGGTGCGCCAAAATGACAAATATAGAGATTGATAGAGCTGTCAAAAAAGCTTTCAAAGTTCCTGGTCTATACAGAAAAAGTGAAGCCGCATTTTTATATAAGTTAGCCCGTCGTAAAGGTTTGTTAGTTGAGTTAGGATGTTACTTAGGTCGTTCGACTTCTATTCTTGTGCAGGCTGCAAAAATATGGAATGCAAAAGTTGTTAGTGTAGATGCATTTAGTGAAATGCCGAATGATCGTACACGGGCAACACCAGAGAAATGGGCAAGTAATTTAAGAAAAGTTGATTTGCGTCCGCCTGAATTAATTGCAAAAACAACTGATGAAGCAGTAAAAGATTGGAACAGAGAAATTTCATTTTTATTTATTGATGCAAATCATGAATATAATTATGTGAAAAGGGATCTGAACAATTGGACACCATTCATAAAATTAGGTGGAGTTGTATCATTGCATGATATGTTTTATCCTTCAATAGGTGGAGTTGCGAGAGCTGTTATAGAATGGTGGGACGGCGAGAGGGTGCGGACAAAATCTAAGTGGGAATTGGTTGGATTGCGTGATTTTACAATAGCATTTAGAAGGATATTATTATGACATCTGGCGTAATATATATGTGTTGGGGTTCACAAGCTTGCATTCAAGCATCAGCAAGCATTGCATCGTTACGTAAGTTGTCTAAACATCCAGTGTGTATTATCGGTGACAAAATTGCCGAGGATTATTTCAAAAATAGGGATGTGAAATTTATTTATGTCGATGCAAATCCGTATAGTGATACAGCACCTGCTAATTTCAAATTTATGGCTGGCAGGATCAAACCTCTCATGGCAAAATTGACTCCATTTGATCAGACACTGTATGTAGATGCGGACACATCATTTAGGAAGTCACCTGATATAGGATTTTCGCTGTTAAAAAATGCTGATGTCATTATTGCTGAGACACAAACAAGGACAATAGTTGATACGGTGGCAGGTGATAAAGAAAGCAAATACACATGTAAATTATTTAACAATACTATTATGCTTTATCATAATTCTGGAATGATTTTCTGGAAAAAGAATGAGGTAACAAATAAATTATTTGATTTATGGTCTGAAGAATGGTTGAGGTTTGAAAATTGGGATGAACAAGTTGCATTATTGCGTGCGTTATTGTTATCTGATGCAGTGTTTACTACTGTTCCGTACACGTGGAATTGTAGACAAGGCCGGGAAGTATTCTTTGTACATCACTGGTTCGGAACAGGGACAGCAAGAACTAAAAATCCGAAGCCTGCAAGAATAAGAAATATACATCCACGCAGTGGTGAGAAAATGATAAAAGTTGAAGTGTCTCCTGGAAGATTTGTGAAATGTTTTTCTGGAGATGAAGATAAAATTATACAAAAGTTCCGTACTGGAAGGAGAACAAATGGCTAAAAATAATAATCTAATCCGAGTAGAAATTTCAAAAGGTCGGTTTGCAAAAATGCATAAGCAGGATGCAATTGCAAAAGGTTATATCAAGATGCAGCTGCAGGTAGAGAATAAAATGATCCAACCTCAAGTGACTAAGCGGGTGGAAAAGCAGGAAGTCAGTATAGAAGATATAGAAGAAATTGAAGAAGAAATAGATCTTCAAGATTTTACTGACATTCCTGGAATTGGTGAAAATACTGCGCAAAAAATCCGCAACCACGGCATAAAAACTTTCAAAGAATTGGAATACGCTAATTGGGATTTTCTATCTAAAAATGCGCGGAATGCTCTCGAAGAATATTTTGGAAAGGATGATTAATTATGGCAGAATTCTGTACTGTTGAGGATGTATCAACACTTCTTCAAATTGATATAGTTGAACCTGTGCAAGTTGCCGCAGTATTGCAAGCAATAAAAGATGCATCCGCAGCAATTCAGAATTACTGTAGGCAAATTATTGTGCATGTTGAAGATGATGAAGTTGAATTAGATGGTAATGGATATCAGTGGATGTTGCTTCCTGAATTGCCAGTGCTGTCTATTTCAGAAGTCATCGAAAATGGTGTGACATTAGTTGAGAATGTGGATTACAAACTTGGAAATTTTGGTTTGTTATATCGACTAAAAGGTGTGTGGTTGAAAGGTCCAAGAACAATTCGACTTACTTATACACACGGGTATGTGACCATTCCAGATGATATTGTGTCAATATGCATAAGAGCAGCAGCTCGAACATTTCAAGCTGGTTTAGTTAGTGCAGACAATGAAGGATTATTAGGAATTGCATCAAAGCAATTAGGAGACTTCTCTGTATCTTTTGTGACACCAGGATCTAGTTCAGACGGTGGAAGTGTAGGAGTATCTGGAAGCCGTCTTCTGCTTATGAGCGAAAAAGACATATTAGATCGGTATAAAATGGAAGAGATTTGACATGGTATTCCAATCCTTGCTTAACAATATTTTTATTATCTACAGACGGTCACGTGTTTCCGATGGTCAGGGTGGGTGGACAACAATTCCACTTACAATAGGTGCAGTCCGAGGACGCATCAGACCGGCATCAAGCACTGAAAGAGTAACAGCACAAGGTGAAGAACAAAAAATCACACACGTGCTGTATACGCTTGCTGGAGCAAATATTGAACGCGGTGACATAGTGTCCGTTGGAAGTTTAAGTGTTGAAGTTTTAGGAGTGCGAGTACCATCATATGCAAATGAACATTATGAAATTGATGCATATGAAATACAATACGAGGTTACCGCATGATAAAAAGTTGGACGCCAGATAAAGTAAAAGCAATGGTCAAAAATAATTTGTCAAAAAATGTAGAAGTGGTTGGAGTGTTTGTAGAGTCTGAAGCACGGAGACGGCTGGATGCAATAAAATCTCCAGACACAAAACGTGACAAAAATTATCGTGCATATTTGTCAAAATGGCTTCTTACTCATACTTCAACAATTGGTTCAAATTATGTAGAAGTCGCTGTAGGCATGAAAATTGGGAACGTAGGAGCTGGATCTCATTACCATGGATTTTATATTGAGACTGGTAGTGTAACAGCACCCGCTCATCCTTATTTGAGACCTGCTGTTTTCAATAATACAAAAGAAATTTTGCAGTTATTTGGAGGTTGATGATGGGTGCAATCACACAGGCATTTTATGATGAATTAGCAGGTGACGCGGTGCTTGTTGGATTGTTGTCAACATACAAAGGATCACCTGCAATATTCACAACAGATCCTCGACCTGGTGACTCACGACTTCCGTGTATTGTGACAGCGGGTGAGGTAATTAATTCTCCAGAAGACACTAAGAATTGTTTAGGCCGAGTAATCTGGAGAGATATTAGATGTTATGGACCACCTTCAGGATCTGATGCGATTGTTGAAGACATTGGCGAGAGGGTGCGGGCAATATTTCATCGTAAAATTATATCCATTTTAGGATATAATGTTATTATAAGTGAGGTTGAAGGACCGATTGTTATGAATGAAGATAATGCTCAAGGTCGGATCCTCACAGTTAAGATGACAATAAAGGAGAGTTGAAATGGCAATGAATGGAACTGACGTCTTACTGATGGTGAATACAGGAACTCCAGAGACACCGGTTTATGAAGTAGTTGGTTGTCAGCGTGATGTTACGTTTGAAGAGACTACTGAAGAAATTGATGTCAGCTGCAAAGATCAAAGAGCCAAACGAGTTTTGGCAGGTCGGTATGGTTCAACAATTTCGCTTGATGCACTATATGTTCCAACTGACTCGGCGTACCAGGAACTAAAAGCAGCAAAGCGTGCTGGTGAACTAATTCTTGTTGCTCGTGAAGAACAAGAAGTAACTCTTGAAACGGCAACTGCATTGATTACATCAATGAGTGAAAGTTTTCCAGATCAAGGTGAAGCCACAATTTCAATTGCTTTAACAATTGATGGTGGCTGGCAGGAAGTAGGTAGCTAATGCCTGTGACGTCAAAAGGAGCACGCGGAAGTACAACATTTTTTGTTGGTGATCAAGAAATAAGAGTTTTATATACTAATCGTGCGCTGGCAGAAATTGAAGCAAATCTGAACAAATCTATTGTTGAAATTTCTCAAGGATTTTCCGATGGAAAGACTGGAATACGTGAAGTTGCCACTATGTTAAGGTTCGGTATGGAGGCATCACGTAGAGATATGCGAGACGGTGGAAGATCTGTAACAATGGATGATGCATACAAAATTTTAGATGAACTTGGATTTGCTGAAATTGCAGCTGCGATTATACCGGCAATTGTTGATATGTTGACACCAAAAACTGAGGATGACGATACCCCAAAATAAGCGGCCAGGATCAAAAGACACATGATGAGGTCCTGGCCGAAGCTCTAAAATGTAACATAACAGTTGAACAATATTGGGATATGACCCCAGTTGAAACATATCTTGTAATAAAAGCAGCGGCGTGGAAATTTGACGAAGAACAACGGGATCTGGCTTGGTTAGCATGGCATGTTGCAGCACTTTCAAGAGCAAAAAGATTGCCAGCACTGTCAAAATTATTGAAAGCTGGAAAGGCAGAAGTACTTAGTGGAGAAGAACTGAAAAAGCGGCGCGAGGAATTCAAGCAAATGAAGGAGAGAATACATGCAAAAATCCCAGTTAGGTGAAGCCTTTATTCCTATCCGCGCAATGCTTGATATGCTTGATAAAGATCTTGATGCAGCCAGGGGAAAAGTTACTTCAAATCTCGATAAAATAAAAAAGAATTTAGAAGTTGCTGGTGTAGGTGTTATGTCTGGAATAGGTGTAGCAACTACAGCGGTAGCTGCATTGGGTGCGGCAATGGGTAAACTCGCAATTGATGCAGCACCCATGGAAGGAATTTCTGCTGCGTTTGATGGGATTGCAACTGCAGCAGGAAGTGGAATGGATGAAATGCTGTCAGCACTTCAAAAGGGCAGCAATGGCATGATTGACAATCGTAATCTTATGATGTCATTCAATAAGGCAGCACAATTAGTTGGTGAAGATTTTGCTGTTCAACTTCCTGATGCAATGAAGTATCTTGGTAAGGTATCAGCAGCCACAGGACAAGACATGGGTTATATGATGGATAGTCTTGTTGTTGGTGTCGGCCGCCTGAGTCCAATGATTTTGGACAACCTTGGTATTCAAGTAAAATTGTCTGATGCAACAGAGCGTGCTGCACAAATGTATGGAGTCGAAGCAGAAGAATTAACCAAAGCACAACAGCAGGCTGGTATGATGTCTGTAGTTCTCGAGAAGTTAGAAGCGAATACAGCAGCAATGCCAGATGTTACTGAAACAGCATCAGCAAAACTTGCTCAATTCAAAACTTCTATGAAGAATGCAAAAGAAGAAATAGGAATGGCATTTTTGCCAGTGCTGAAAGTTTTACTTGATACATTCGCACGAATGTTTTCAAATATTATGCCAAAGGTACAGGCAGCATTTGATAAAATTGCACCCGTTATTGAGACTGTTGCAATAGTGATCTCTGATTTTATAGCAGGTATTGAAAGTGGACGTCCTTTTCTCGTTGTGTTTACAGAAGCAATGTATGATTTATTTCCACCAGATATTGCAAATGAAATTGTAAAAGTTGTTGCAGGTATCCAAGATTTTATAGATAAAGTTGTAGAAATAATGGCGCCAGTGGCCGACTGGATTGAACAAAACGTAAAATTACAAGATGTTCTTATAGCCATGGCAGTTGCAGTTGGAATGGTTGTTCTTCCGATGATCTGGTCGCTGATTACAGCACTCGCTCCAATTATTGGAACTTTTCTTCTTGTAATAGCCGCGGCCGCTTTACTTAGAGCAGCCTGGGAAAATGATTTCTTAGGCATCAGAACAGCAGCAACCCAATTATGGGAAGAAAAGTTATTACCAATGTTCGAGGTGTTGAAAGAGTGGTTAGATGTAAACTTACCAATTGCTTTAGCATTTTTGAAAGATGCCTGGGACAATGTGTTGCTTCCTGCAATTCAGGCAGTTTGGAATTGGATCAGCGGCACTCTCTGGCCAGGATTTATGGCATACGGTCAGTGGTTGACTGATGTCTTCACAGCAATTATTGCGACAGTATCAGACATCTGGACTAATGTTTTATGGCCGGCAATTCAAGCTGTTTGGGACTGGATGAGCACAGTGCTGTTCCCATTCTTCGTGGCACTCGGTGAGTTTTTTGATGCGGCATTCACACTTGCAATTACAGCAATGGCTGGATTATGGGAAAATGTTTTATTGCCAGCATTTCAAGCGGTTGGAGATTTTCTGTCAGCAACTCTTGGTCCAGTCATTGAGGATCTTGTTACATGGTTCAATGATCACATCATGCCGGCATTAGAAACAGTGGGTGGGTATCTCGGAGGCGCGTTCAAAGATGCACTTGATGGTATTAGTGAAGCAATTAAAAGTGTTACGGGTTGGTTGAAAGATATGGCAACAAAATTATCGAATATAAAGTTGCCTGATTGGTTGACGCCTGGTTCACCGACGCCGTTTGAATTAGGTTTAGTTGGGATCAGTAAACAACTTAGAAAATTGAATGCCACAGATTTGCCTTCATTCAGAGCAAGTTTGGAATTTGACTCTCGTGACAACATTTTTGGAATGAATAATCAAAATATGATTACAGGCGGAAATGGTGGAGTTACAATTGAAAATATGAACAACTATATGAATTCAGGTTACGATGCACTTCAATTTTCGATTGATCGGGCAAAGGCGGTGACTGTATGACCGTTCATAGTTATGATTTATTTGTTGTGAAGCCAGAAGCCAGTATAAACTATTTTCCTAATCCTTCAATTGAAAAATCAATGGATTGGATAGGATGGAACAATGGTACACCTACGCAATCACAACAAAGGGTAAAATTCGGATATTACTCTTTGGCTGTTGCACCCAGCGCACTTACCCCAGACAGCGGAGCATATACAAATATTGCAAAATTAGAAGCGTCAACGCAGTATTGTTTGTCATTTTATGCTTGGGGAACAAAAGGTTATCAATATAATGCCTATGTATTCGATATAATTGATGGCTCCTCACCCGGATACATAAATTTTGAAGGTGCTGGAATTTGGAAGCGGTATTCTTTTACTTTTACAACTACCGGTGCGGCAAATTTGCACCAATTATTTGTAAGAGATTTAGAATTACATTCAGCCATATTATTTATTGATGGCTTACAGCTTGAAAAAGGACGAACTACTCCAACTACTTATTTTGATGGCAGCATGGAAGGATTTTTGAACCCGAAGAAGGTGCGTGAATATTGGTGGGAGAGTACGCCACATGCGAGCAATAGTTATAGAGCAGCAACTACAAACTCTGGTGGAGAATTAGAGGCTTTAGTTTTAGGATGCAAAAAGTTAGATGTGTATGGACTTGGGATGACCCCAGTTAGCAATGTAGCAATCCCACTTGTACCAGGCGGAGAAAGATACTTATATTCAAAAGGAAATGCAAGATTTTTTGCTGCTCAAATTGTTTTGTCTGCGAATATGTCGATGGGTGAGATTAGTGAAGAGCGAGAAAGAATTCGCCAATTAGTTGATCCGCTTTCAAGGCAATATGCGCAGCCAATTTTATTGAAATATATTGGATATGATAGTGATGGCGAAGTTGCCACAGAATTTGTTGACATAAAATGTCAGTATATTTCTGGGTTTGATCGGGCTTCTCAAACAGTGCTTCCAGATTTTATTGATGTTGTTTTCAGAATGTCTGATGTATACATGAAAATTGAAGGTACCAGATCCGAATATCTTCAGTATGTTGACACAATTGCAAGTATAAATTATATTATTGGGCGAGATGTTCAAGGCACGTGGTTCGCTTTTGGCACAGGATCTACTGGTGAACCTGCTACAATAGAAGCAAAAGATGCTAATTTCTTTTTAGCAGGTGTTGTTACAGCATTCAATGGAGTTGCAGGAACAACTTTTCAAATTAATGAAGCAGCATCTCCAACTACACTTGGAAATGGCCTGAATAATATTGTGTATCAATTGCGTTATAGTCCAACTGGTGTGTTATATGCAACGGGGACATTCACGTTGTCAGGCGGTGCAACAGTCCGCAGAGCAGCATATTTCAACGGTACAAACTGGGTAGAATATGCTGGTGGGATTGCATCTGGAACATTTGAAGCAATTGCATGGGATAATAATGGAAATATTTATTTTGGTGGAACGCTTGGTGTCTATAGAAATGTTGGAGGTACTTTAACAATAATGGGTGCTGGAGCATTAGTTGCTAGTTTAGCTATAACAAATAATAATATTTTACTTCGTGGAACATACACTAATTTCATTGATTATTGGACGGGTTCAGCATGGGCTACTGGAATTGCAAATGGCGGTGCAAGATTAGCAGTTTATGGAAATTATGTATATGCCGGTCAGATGTATACAGGTGGTGCAACTAGTGCATATATAAAGAAAATAAATTTGAATAGTTGGGTAGTTGAAAAAACATGGAATGTTACTGGAACAGGTATACCAGGATGTGGTTTTGTTGGAGCACGAGTTATTAATGATGAAATTTGGATGTATGGAAACTTTCAAGCTGTTGAAGGAGTTGACTGGCCTGATGGAATTATAAAAATAAAGAATGATGTATTATATCCGCTTGAAGCAAATTTGCCAGGTTCAGCAATTGTAAATGATATTGCAATAAATTCACGCGGAACAATTGCAATTGTGTTTAACACCACAGGAACTGCAACAATTGCAGCATCAAATACAGTAACAGTCGATTGTGATCGTGGTTATCCAATTTTTGAAATTACAGGACCTGGAGATGTTTATCAAATAAAAAACTTCAGTAATGGAAAGACCATAAATTTCAGTAATTTAACTTTAGCATCCGGTGAAATAATGACTTTAGATTTAAGACCTAACAAAAATACTTTAATTACAACAGCAAAAGGAGATGCACGGAATTATATTTCTGCTGGTTCAAATCTTGATTTATTTCTATCAAGAGGTGAAAACATAATTCAAATATTTGTAGATAATTATACTTATCCAACAACTAATACAATTTTAAAATATGAACCCCTACTGTTGAGTGTGGACGGTGCAGCATAATGAACAAATATCAAGTGTTTATAAAGTCTCCAAATGGTTCAAAGACTGAAGCAATCATGAAAGAATTTCAGTCATTGAAGGCCGGCCGTGCTGATCGTTCAGTTTATTCTTGTGAATTTATTGTACCAGCAACTGATCTTGATATTAATGCACTTGAAGAGGATATGCTGATTGAAATATGGCGGGATGATGGTTATGGAAATATGTCAATTGATGGAAAGACATTGTATTTCCTGCGGAAATTTGGAGTCCGAAGAAATTCGGAGGGCGCTGATTATGTGTACATGAAAGGCCTCGATAGTTTATATTTATTGACAAGCAGGATAAATGCTTACGCAGCGGGGAATGCAAATGCAGTATTCAGTACTTATGCTGATGATGTGTGTCATTCAGTGATGTCGAATAATTTTGGATCTGGAGCTATAGCAAGCAGATTAATTAATACTGCATATATACTAACTGGGTCTGGAAGTTCTTTGGGCGCGTCAATTACAAAAAACTGCGCGTGGCAGGAACTTCCGTCATTATTACAAGATATTACAGATCAATCAAGAAATGCCGGCACTTGGATTACTTATGATATTGAATATACTGGAACATTACCGTTAGTGTTTAAATCATATATTGATTATCGCGGTCAAGACAAAAGCAAGTTTGTCACATTGTCACCTGATGACGGCAATCTTGCGGATCCAGAACTAATGTTCGATTTTGAAAATGAAGGAACAGCAGCATACTTATTAGCGGCAGGAGAAAAGTCAGCCAGAATAATTGGGCGAGCTGATGCCTATGATATCAATAAAAATCCATGGTCACGGCGAGAAGTCAAAAAGGAGAATACACAAATAAGCGTGCAAGCTTCTGCCGATAATGAAGCGCGGGAATTATTAGCAAAATATCGTGGTAAAATATCTTTGACGGGGAAAATTGTCCAGACAGAAAACACAATCTACGGTGAAGACTGGGATTACGGGGATCTTGTCACTGCACAATGGTATGATAAAACTTTCTTATGCCGCATTCTTACATATCAAATAAATTATGCAAATTCTGGTGGAAATTTTATTGATGAAGTGGATGCAATGGTGCGAGGTGAAGCATGAACATTGAAGATACTTTGCAAGATTTACAAAACCAAATATCCGACCTCAAATATCAACTTGATGGGGTTCGTAAAATTGAAACCGGTGGCGTGTGGCAGGATTGGACGCCAACACCAACGGGTTATTCAAGCACGACAACCGCTGCTGGTCGATATTGTCTCGTTGGCAAATTGTGTACGGTGCATTTGCGCCTTGACGGTACATCTAATTCAACATCATTCTCAGCGGTGTTGCCGTTTAAAGCAGGCGCATTAGGTTACACGTTATATATTTCTTCTGCACTGGCCATCGACAGCGCGGCACTGGTTAAGACTGCATCCACTTTCATCATTGTCGCAGGTGGCACAAGTGTATTGTTTGGCAAAGGTATCACAACTTCCGCCGCGACATGGACTGCATCAGGCAGAAAGTTAATCACAGGTTCATTCAGTTATGAAATTGCATAGTTATACAGATTCCACTTTTGTTAACTGGACTTGGTCACGGATGCGAACACGAATGAGGCTATGCTGGGGATTATTGGGAGTTTTTATGCAACACGAAGTTATTTTGGAGTATAGGAGATTATTATGCCAATAGCTGATTTAGACGAACTTTGGGCTTTGATCGAGGGGCGTTTCGATGATCTAGATGCAGCAATTGCCGCACTTGGTAATCCATGGGAATATCCTGTCCGCACCCTCACAATGTCATCAGCACAGGTGCAGGCATTGATCGATGCTCAAGACATTGCTATTGTCCGAGGTGACACTGTCACAATGTCATTTGAAGGACTTGGGTCACTTGTAGGCAATCAGAAAGCCTGGTTCACTATGAAGAATTCGGCACTTGCCTCAGATGATGACGCGATTATTATGATTGAAAAAACAGCGGGATTATTGAAATTGAACCAAGATGATGCGCCAGATCCTCTTCTTGGCAGTCTGGTTATAGATGACGAGAGTTTAGGTAATATTTCTATAACCATTGAAGCAAGTGCGTCAATGCAACTTGCATCAAAGAATTATGTTTATGACATTCAGTGGATGGATGCATCAGATAAAATATTCACTATACAACTTGCACGGGCAATTGTTGTGAGTGATGTTACACGAACTATAACATGATATAATTAATCAGAGGTAAAATATGGCACGAGACCGCTTACCAAAAGGAAAAGGTTGGTACATATGGGTAATTACCCAAACAATGGCTGGCAATCCTATTTTGCTGGCTCAAACAGCAAAAGAACATGGAATTCAGCACCTGCTTTTTCATATCCATGACGGTTACTTAGGTGAAACAAAAGTTCTTGGTGGAACCGATCTGACACCATTCATCAAAGCAGCACACGCTGCTGGAATTGAATGCTGGGGATGGGGTGCTGTTTATAAGACCACATGGTCACAAGGTGCTGATCGAGTCATTGAGGCATTCAATAAACATCCTGAATTAATTGGATATGTTATTGATGGTGAATATCCTTTCAAATATGCGCCGAATGAAGCAATTGCACTGATGAAAAAGTTGCGATATTTCTTACCGAATATTCCAATAGGATTATCGTCATATCGGTTCCCTGGTGTTCATCCAGAATTTCCTTGGAAAGAATTCAGGCAAAATTGTGACTTTGATATGCCGCAAGTTTATTGGGAACAAGACTTCAGAGCAGATGCGGGTGAACGACAATTACAAACATCTTATACTGAATTCACTACATCAATGATCCCTAAACTTCCATACATTCCTACGGGACCGATATATAAAGTGAATAGTTGGCAGTCAACTAGAGAACAGATCTTGGGATTCGTTGAGAGGTCAAAAAACTTGAGTTTGAGCGGCGTAAATATGTGGGTATGGTATCAAGCCATGCGAGATTTGCCAATTGTTTACAATGCTTATATGAACTATGTGTGGCCAGGTGCTGATATTCCCGCACCTCCGCCTTCTCAAATAAGCTTAGAAGAAAAAGTGGACAAATTATGGTCTGCTCATCCAGAATTACATTAGGAGATTATTATGGAGCAAATTGTTTTCACAGATGAATTAATTGTGATGTTAGCTGCAGGGCTGTTGTCGGTTATCTTTACTTACTCGCCAAAGTTGAACACGTGGTTTGCAAACAAATCCGAAGACTTCAAAAAGCTGACAATGCTCGTGTCAATGGTGCTGATTACTGCAGTCATTTTTATTTTAGGCTGCACCTCGATTGTTACTATTGCAGGATTTGAATGCGGCAAAAATTCCGCTGTAACTTTCGTATATTATTTAATTCTGGCCATCGTATCAAATCAAGGCGTGTATAAAGTGTCACCACAACCTGTAGCAGTAAAACAGGCAAAAGTTGCACATTTTGACATTCCTAAACCGCGGTAAAATAAGGCGTATGGATTTTGATTTGGATAGAGAAAGTGATCGCGTTCTTTGGGAAAAACTAAAATCTGAAGAGGATGTAACAAAAGCTCTTCATATGATGGCTGATCTTGGTTATGGTATGGTAATATCTCGCAAACGCCGCGATGAAGAACTTCAACAAGAAATAAGATCATTACAAAAAGTCATCCTTGGAAATGGTGATCCCGCTGGAAGTTTGGTTGCCCGCGTCGCTACACTGAATGAAAAGATTTCAGAAACATACTCCGATGTAACAGAAATAAAATATTTGTTAATCGGCGATGTAAAGAGAGGTGCGGACAATGAATCATTGCTTGATCGTATTCAGCACGCTCAAAAAACAAGCCAGACTGCCACTAAGATAGTCTGGATTGTTTTAGCTATTGTGATTGGTGAAATTGTTGTAAAATTATTGGGACTGTTATAAAAAGTATGCTGCGGTTACAACAGTTTTGATATTCGAAAGTTTTTTGTCGAATGACTTCCGCTTCATAGCTGGTGGAGCGGAAGTTATTAATTCTGTCAACAGCCACATCTTCATTTCACCTTGACTTACTGTTCTGGCAAGTTCTGCAAGTTCTTGGGCCGCACACTGTAACCAAACAAGATCTGATACACTAATTGTTTGCGGGTGCTGTTGAAGGTTCTCATTTTCATCGACGAAGTCATCACGAAGGCATAAGATGAATTGTTCTAGCGCCTCTAATTTAGTTAGCATATGTTCCACTTTTTGCATCCTTTCCAGCCAATACGTTTTTTATTTGAGCAAGCATATTGACAGTAAATGAATTGAATTCTTCTTTGGTCATATCATGAATAAATTTAGAGAGTTCTTCAACTGTTGCTCGCCGATCTTTCTCTTCATTATATGAGGTTAATATCATCAGCGTGCCAAGAATTTCAGTGTCTCCAACTAATGTAGGTGCTAAAATGTTTCCGAGTATCATTAGTTCAATAAGATTGCTTTCCATAAGTTCTTTATGTGTTACTTTTGTGATGATCATTTTACTCTCCTTTATAGTTATAAATATAGTGTTTTACGATTACTTTTAGATCCCGCAGATCTGTCATCAGCATTCGTTTTGTGTAAGTAACTTTGATAGCACTGAGGTCAACTAACTTTTCCAGATCCCAATGATGTCGCACGAGTTCTTCTGTTCTTTCTGGCCAGGTGCGGCAGGCATTCACTAAAGTCAGCACCCGGTTTGTGATTTCATCCCATTGCCACAAATTACTGCTGTTGAAGTTATAGTTGTCTTTCATTGCCCAGAAGGTGCGGCCGACATTGTCTGGTTCAACTTTGATTTCGTCGTACTTGAGCATCCAGTCTTGATAGTGATTATAAGGGCGGGCATTTTCCCAATTACCGTCTGAGATTTGTCCTTGTAATTCGCCGATGAAGATAATCTTCTGTTCAATATTCCGTACGTTTAGTTGTTTTGTGTAAGCCATTTCAATCTCCTGCTGGTTACAAGGCCACCAGCGGGGCACTTAGTTTAGGTTTATATTACATTTGCGATTATGATTAGCGTGCCTTTGTTGCCGAGATTGTAATCTTTTACAATCATTGTGGAACCTTTTTCAATGTCTTTCACATAATCACATTGATATTCGCGTGCCACTTTTAGTGTGAGTTCGTGT